CTTCATCACGCCAGCGGTTCGTCCACTGCATGACCTTGCCAAAGTCCTTCATCGCACCACGTCGCAGGTGCGGGATTGATTCAGATACGACGCTGATCTCGGTCTTGGCCTTGGCTGCTATGTGGATTAGGACTGCGAGGATCGCGTAGGTCTTGCCCGCGCTCGTTCCGCCTTGGATGACTTTCTTGCGAGCCGTCATCCGCCTGATGCGCTTTATCGCGGTGGTGTGATAAAATGCCATTTGTAACCGAGGTGGGGTTCGGACCCACGTTTACAACTTCTGTTTACGGTCGGGGTGCGCACTCCCTAATTGTCGTTTTACCACTTAAACTACTTCGGTTTTTTCTAATCTCATTTTGTTGACGTCAACGAAATGGTTTTGTGGCCATGGCAGGATTCGAACCTGCAATAAACCCCGCCATTGGGGTGTGTGTGCCTTTCCACCACATAGCCTTGTAGTCAGGACAGGATTCGAACCTGTAGCCAAGGTATCTCACCTATACGGGGCACGTTGTCCTACCGTGTGTTTACCAATTTCACCACCTGACTATTTACACAAATATACACTATTTCTCCCCAATTTCCCCCTTCAGCTTTTCAACGTAGACCGCCGCATCCATCAACTCCTCCTGCAAGTGTTGCAGCCACTCCATCAGCGTCAGGTCATCGCGCTCCATGGTCGTGCCGTACTTCGACTTGCCCTTTTCTGCTCTTGTCCTAAGTTGGACAACAACGGCTTCGGTGATTGCGTCAGTCATTGAAGAGAGGTTGCTCGATTTTGACATCAGCGGTAATTTCTTGTTTTGGCAGTCCGTAGACACGCGACAACAATGTTTCCAGCGAATAGAGCGTGCCTTTCTCAAGTGACTTGCGCATCGCCCCTGCTATCGTCTTTTCCAGTATTGTCGCGCTTGGGTTCTCATAAACGCCCTTCAGTTCCTCTATCGTCATCGCCATCATGGCTTGAATCGTGTCGTTGATTTCGCTGCGCTTGTAGCCGTGTGCCGCCAGCGTGCTGACGTACTTACGCGGCCTTCCATCGGGGTTGCCGCTGGTTCCCTTTTGGAATCCATGTTGCGCTATGTCTGGGTTGCCTTTCAATTGTTATTCAATTGTTTTGTACGGTTGTCCATTCCGCTTGACTTCCAGCGTAGGATCGAGTTTAAGCATGCGGTCGATGATGACTTGGCAGTACTTCGGATCAAGCTCAGTGCCGTAGCACTTGCGGTTCAGTTGATGTGCTGCTACCATTGTCGATCCTGAGCCAAGGAATCCATCGGCAACTATTTCGCCGATGCGCGAGCTGTTTTGTATCAATGGTGCCAGCAGCAGGATCGGCTTCATTGTAGGATGTACGTCGTTTCGCAGTGGTTTGTCTGCGCGTAGCACTGTTGTCTTGACATCGTCTGCCATCATGTCTTGAACCATCTTGAGCAGTTGAGCCTTGGTCAGCTTCTTTGGATCGATGCTGTCCTCTATTACTGTTGTATTGGTTCGGTTATCCACAAAGTAATGTGCTGCACCCTCCTTCCATCCATACAAGCAGGATTCGTGTTTCCATTGATAATCTTGACGACCCAAAACCATAGTGTTTTTTACCCAAACCAAGCACTGTTTAAGTAAAAGTCCACTGGCAATAAATTGATTTCTAAATTGCGTTTCGGGTATACCCGGAGGCGACCAAACATACCAAGCCCCGCCTGCTTTTGTATATGAACCAAGTGCTGTATAAAAGTCATACAGGAATTGATCAAAGTCTTCATCTGATTGTTTGTCGTTTTGTATGGTTAGTGCGTCTTTTGTCTTTCCTATATAAGCCACGTTATACGGTGGATCAGTCATTACCATATCCGCAAGGCATCCGTTCATCACCTTTCCCCAAGTGTCAGTCTGCGTGCTATCTCCGCAAAGCAAACGATGCTGCCCAATCTCGAACAGGTCGCCCAGCACGATGTCGGTCTGGATTTGGTCTGGTATCTCGTAGTCATCCTCCTCTGCCTCGAGTTCCGTTACTTCCTGCTCGAATGTCGGTATGTCCAATCCCCACTCCTCTAACTGCTCAACATCCCACTCGTTGGCCAGCATCTCCCAATCCCACTCCCCGAAGCCGACGTTGTCTTTGATGATAAACTGCCGCTGCTTTTCCTCATCCCAGTCCACAATCTCAACAGGTACTTCTTTCCATCCTGCCTCCTTCATCGCTTTCAGCCGCATATTGCCGCCCAGCACAATCATATCGCTGTTCACTACAACAGGTCGCACGCTTGCCATTTCCGGCAGTTCTTTTAGCGACTGCACCAGTTTAGCGAACTTCTCATCCTTGATAACTCGCGGATTGTTTGGGTTCGGCTTTATGTCTTTTATCGGTGTCAGCTTCATGCCTCCATGTTTGTGACGATGTCAATGATCTTTTCTATGACCGCGACCTTTGCGTGCATTGCGTTGGGTGCTGTGCTGTCTTCGAGTGAATCGAGTACGTTTGACAGATTTGTCAACAGGTGTCCGCGATCCTGCCAATCCAATGCGCGCGCTTCCTGTTCGATTGTGATGTCGGGTTGTGTCTGCATGTCAATCTTCGTTTAGTTCGCCTAATTCTCGTAGCTTGTTCCTGCTCCAACCAAGCGCAGCCTTGCCGCCCCAAAGCAGGTAGCTAATGTATCCACAGTCACTCGTTGAGTCTGCATTGTCGTAGTACGTTTCCGCGCGCGACAGGTAACTGTGCATGCGCTTGATCGTTTCAACGCTGATGCCCTCGCCCTTGGCCAGTTGCTGCGCCCTCACCTTGCCTGTCTGCGTTGCGCACTTGTTGCCGTTGCGCTCGTTCAACTCAATGCCGCGCTTCGCGTTGTTGCGCACCCCCTCGCCGTAGTCCGCGTAGGTTTCAGCAAAGGCGCTACGGCCTGCCTCCCATTGCCTCGCGCAAACGAGGTATCGCTGCTGCTGGCTCGGGAACTCTCTGGCAGTTTTGTCGTCACCCATGCAACGCTGGATGAAGTCGGTCTTGCTTTCGCTGTCTGTTGGTTTAGGTAGTGGCATATTGATAAATATCATTCAACCGATAATCGTGCACGGGAGTCCATTGCGTCAGCCATCATCTCCTGCAATCGCGAAACGGCGCATGATCCACACCACCAGTTGGTCCGTCCGTAGCCGTTGGCGTTAGCCACGTTCTCCAGCATCGACACCTCGCCCGGTGATAGCGACATCGTCTGCGATGCATAGTAGCCGTCGAGCTTGTGCTTCACCGATAGCACCTGCATTGCTTCGTCAAGTGTCATTTTTCGGTGAGTTTAATCGTTACGCATGTAAGACCGGCAGCGGATAGGCCGACAGGTATGGCAAGCAGCCAAGGAAGGCTGGAGGCTGTGATGGTCAGGACTACGCCCCACCAAAAGGCGAGGCAGGTCAGGCATGTCAGCGGCTTGCACTTGGCATAGCGGTAGTACCACGCTGGCAGGACGTTATAGCGGTTCATCGCCAAGGAAGTCATAGTGGCCAAAAGCAAGATAGTAATCAGGTCCAAGTTCATGTTTTAGTCTTTGTTTGCAGTTGTTGATTGTGTACGAAATTGATCGCCAAGGTATCTTGGTGTGCCGTTCGATGAGCTTTTTGTTACCCAGTTCAAGCCATAGGAGGAATAGCTGCTTGTCGTAGGGGTAGGCACCGGCTTTTGCCCAGCTATCCATGACTTCGATCGCGCGTTGAAAAATCGCATCAGGCCGCTGGTCATACGGCTCATCAGCTGCCTCCAGCTGAATGTCGGCGATTTCCTCGCGCAGCTCATTGTGTCTGAAGTCGCGTTGAAATTTAGAGTTGCGACTTCGGTATAGGTTGATAGCCATTCGCACGATGTAGAAGTTGAGGTAGCCTCCAGCGTGCATTGCTTCGATCTTATCGGCTGGCTTTTCATATAATCGGATGACGAGTTCATGTTCAAGGTCAGGCGCAAGGTCATGCGTAGCCAGCTGCCTCGCTATCTGCCGCAGCTTGCCGCTGGTGTACAGCGTTAGTATGATCGTGCGTGCCTCCACATTGGTCGCAAATATACATAGTATCTTTTGGTCTGATGTTGTGCGGCTCGTAGCGCTTAATTTCTTTGAGCCACGTGTACTTATTCATTGTCACCTGCAGGATGTACGTGACCTCCAAGCCGTGGTGGACAGTTGAATAATGGCGACGCATCAGCTTGGCAATCTCCATCAGCGTCATCTGCATTTTGCTGCGCATCAAGTGCATGAGGCAATATCGCGCTTCGGCGACTTCTCTTC